AAAGGATATAACAATTTCGTACAAAATTATCAGTTACAATACTCTCCTAATTATGTAGTTAATGGTAATTTAAAAACTCTATTTGCAGGATTCCCTTTACAGTGGGATAGTTTTACAAATGGAACAGGTGGAAGTATAACGCTAATAACAAAAACAAACGAATCAAGCAATCAATTCCAATTGATTACAGGTTCATCAGGTGGAGGTGTATCAGGTTTTACTTATGTATCTGCTGCAAGTATGGCTGGGATAAAAAATGATACAGTTGACCTTTCAATCACATATTTTAATCAAGAATTAGGTAAAAAAAGAGGTAGATTAAAACTGCAAATAACTGCATCAGGAGTTGGCGCACCAAGTTATTATTATAACAAAGACAAAGTATGGCAAGATGCAACAGTTGCTCCATTTGGTAATTATTATTTAGTTGATGAAGCTGCTGAAAATAATATAAACAATTTTACTCTTACTACTAATGCTTTACCTATTAGTGGAACATTGACATACGCATTGGAATTATTTGATGCTCCAAATTGTTGTACTACTGTAACAGTTGCAGATTTTAATTTAACTTTTAATTCTCCAATATCAGATATTAGAACTACATCTATATTGACTGCCGATAACCAATATACTTTAGAATTAGATTTACCTTTTGGCTATCCTGTATATACAGGTGATGGAGTAGATAGATACCCTTTTAATTTAGCATTAGGGAATATTTTGGTATTATACAATACTATGTATGTGGCTTCTTCAGGTTGGTATAAATTTAATCGTGTTGGCATATTTCAAGGTTTATCTCAATTAATAATGAAAGAGTACATAAACGCTTATAGGAGAAACTTGGTAAACATTGATTCTAATATGTTTGGTGTGGAAAACGAGGAAGGTACATTTTCAGGTGGGTCAATAATTAAGTTTGATGATACTGACCCTGCTCAAATAAACGTATCTGAAAAATTCTATATGACTGGAAATATGACTATTGACATAGTTAAAGGGGAAATACAATCAACAGTTTTAGATATATCTAATGTGGCAATAGAAAGTACTATTACAACTATTTACACAGTAAATGGAATTAATTATAATTAATGGTTAAATTTGTAATATGGCAGCAGTAATTGGAAATAACGTAATGCTTTATTGGCATAGAACAGATGTAGATCCTGAAGTAGATGTTGCATTTGCTTGTAGTACAAATTGTACTTTTAATGTAAACGTAGAGCAGAAAGAGGTAACAAGCCAATCAAGTGCTTGGTTTAGAGAATATAAGAACGATGTAGCTACTTGGAGTGTAACTTGTGATGGGTTAATTACTTTAAGTGGTTTTTCTTATTTGTTTATGTTAGAAAAGCAGTTATCAAGAACCCCAATAGAGATTAAGTTTGTGGTAGATAATGGAGTTGATGGTTTAACTATTATTAACGGAATTTGTAATATAACAAGTTTATCAATAAACGCACCTCAAAAGGATGTGGCTACTTACAACATTAGCTTACAAGGTAGCGGAGCGTATAATACAACAGGAACAGAGGTAGACCCAAGCGGTGTTATTATCGTAGGTGCAAACCCTGTTAAGACAAAAGGTTACACGGCAAGTGGTGGCGAAACTTCAATTACATTTGCGGACACAATCGGTTATGCTTGTCTTTACGTTTCAAGAGGTGGTGTGGATGCGCAAAACATATTAACAACAGGAGTTCCAACTGGGGATGATGTTAAGTTTGTGAGTTCAACAGGGGTTCTTACTTTTGGTAGAGCATTAGCAGCTGGGGAATATATTAGAGGATTATTTCAATAAAATATTATGAGTCAATTACAAGTTACAGGCGAAGCAAAGATTAGGGATATACAAGGTCCAGTAGTGGCTAATGATGGGGTAATAACTGCTTTGGATGGTGCTGCTTCTCAATATGTACGAGGAGATGGTACATTAGCTGACTTTCCTACATCTTCAGGTGGAGGTAGTTCGGTTAGTTACTATCTTAATTCAAGTGTTTCACAAGGTACGATAGGAGGGGTTGCTTATAGAGAGTTAAGTAAAGAACCAATTATAGGTACTGGAACTGATATTGCTATTTCAACAACAGGATATGTAGCGAGTTACTTAACTGATGCTAATGACCCTGATGTATTATCAATACCTGGCGGTAACTTTAATTGTGAGTTTTATTTTAGTGTAAATAACAATACAGGAAACCCTTTTTTCTATGCAGAACTTTACAAGTACGATGGTACAACTTTTACCTTATTAGGTAGTAGCGTTGGAGTTCCAGAGTATATTAATCAAGGAACTATAATAGCACCTTATTATTTTGCTATTCCTGTGGCTACTGCTGCTTTAGCTTTAACTGATAGATTGGCAATTAGAATCTATGTAAACGTAGATGGTAGAACAGTTACTTTACATACCGAGAACGGACATTTGTGTCAAGTGGTTACTACTTTGTCTAAGGGGATGGTTTCTTTAAATAACTTAACAGATCAATCACAATTTATAACCACAGGGACAAGCGGAACAAACTTTAATATTGTTTCAAGTGGCGATACACATACTTTTAACCTACCTGTGGCTTCGGCTACAAATACAGGTAAGTTAAGTTCAACTGATTGGAGTACTTTTAATAACAAGCAGAACGCTTTAACAAACCCAATCACAGGAACAGGAGCAAGTGGGAATGTAGCATACTTTGATAGTACATCAAGTATTACAAGTGAAAACTCGTTTAACTATGATGCTTCTACAAATAGACTTGGAGTTAATACAACTGTACCTAATGCAACAATTGGAGCAAATGAAAATACTGATAGTGGATATTCTTTGTTACTTAAAAATGGTAATTCAAACTACAATGGTATTGGATTTGCAACAAGTTCAACATATGGTAATGTAATTGGTACTGAAAAGATAGGGACTGCACCAGCAAGGAACTTAACCTTGTTAAATCAAAGTGGTTATATTTCTATAACAGAAGCAGGTACTTTGGGAGTAAATATCTTAAACCCAAATGCTGGAGTAGATATTTATAGTTCAACTACAAGTTCTTTATGTTTACATACTGCTAACTCTGGAGTTACATCAACGGATGGTCTTAGATTATCTTTATTTAGCAATAGCAATGGAGTTTTAAGAAACAATGAAGGCTCGTTAAGTATGTCATCGGAAGGTGATTTTTATTTAGTTACTTTAGGTGCTGAAAATATAAGAGTAAATAGCGCAAACGGATTTGTAGGAATTGGTAACCCAAGTACATTGCCTTCTTTATTGACTGTAAACGGAGGTGCAACAATAACAGGATTAACAACAGGTCAAATAATATTCCCTACAAGTGGTGGTACTTTAAGTGGTTCAAGTAGTTTATTTTGGGATAATACTAATGTAAAATTAGGTATTGGAACTACAACATTAAGTACTGCAAGGGTAACTATAACAAGTGTAAACGAGGCAGAGCATTTACATTTAGTTGGTAATGTTCCTGCTTTAACTTTTACTAATGCTTTAAGTTTTACTTATTATGCTGGTATTGGAATGGCTACTGCTTCTAATAACTTTGTTACAGGGTCAGTTCAAGGAGATTTAGCTTTAGGTGCTTTTAATACAAGTAGTATATTATTTTATAATAATAATACTAACACTATGAGGTTGCGACTTGATGGTTCAGGTGCAGCAATATTTTCGGGTAGCGTAACCGCAAGAGGTCCAAAATCACAAATTGTGGTTGATGGTAATTCAGTTGGTGCTGGTATTTCATTAACTAATACAATAGTAGGTGCTAATAGAAGAAACTGGGGAATCTTTACTGAAGAAAACGTAGAGGGTGATTTTGTAATTAAAAGGTCTACTGTTTCTGGGGGTACTGCTAACACAACAGTATTATCATTGTCAAGAGATGGTGCTGCTACATTCTCTGGTGCTTTATCTGGTACAAGTGCTACGTTCAGTTCTACTTTAGGTGTTACTGGCGTATTAAATGGAACAAGTGCAATATTTGCAAATGGTAGTGTATTATCTACTGTGATGGGGTCTCCTCAATTACGCCTTATAAATAATGCCGCAGCAACAGCAAATCAAAGAGTAGATTTAGGTCTTCGTTGGGAAGATGGTACATATAATGGAATTGGTGGAATTTCAATGGTAAGAGAATCAGCAACTGCAAGAAGTGGAAGATTAGTTTTAAGCGGAATAAATAGTGCGGGTGACCCTAATGAAGCAGTAAATATCACAAGCGCTGGTAACGTTGGAATCGGAACGAGTAGTCCAACGGCTTTATTACATTTAGGGGTTGCAAATGCAGCAGTAGATGGAACGAAAGGTGTAAAAATAACAAATGCTGCTGGTACAACAGTGATGCTTGAGTGTGGAGTTAGTAGTGATTCTTTTGTAGGAACAACAAGTGTAAGTGATTTTAGTATAAGAACAGGCAATTCCGAACGAATGAGAATCACATCGGGTGGTAATGTTACTATTGGATTAACTGCAAGTAATTTAAGATTGGGAGTAAGAGGTGCAGACACTGGAAGTACAAACTTTACTCTTTATGCAGATAATGGTTCAAATCCATTATTTACTGTAAGAAATGATGGTTATTTAGTAACTGGTACAGAGGCTAATTCACCTT